TCACCACGCGCGTAAATTCAATCCCTATAAGGGGGTTCGCATTGAATCCCAAATCATTCACAAAACACACGAAAAATGCAAAGCAAAAGCAATAAAACAAAAGCCCTTCAGGGTACTTTGAATGTTTCCAGAATTAAAACATTTACACCGGGTGAAATTGGTGAACCAATGTTTAAACTTGATGCTGGTGAACAAAGGATTTATAATCGAATTCGTGAACATTTACATATTCACAAAGCAGGAAAGCAAGTAGATGAAATTTACCTTTCAATAGCAGCGCGCGCTATAGGTCATTTATTGCATAATGCTGATTTATTAAGCAAAGACGGTGCAGTTATGGTTCATCCAAACGGTGCAAGGCAGGTAAGTGCCGAATGGACTGCATTTAAACAAAGTTTTGAGTTATTTCTTGAATTATCTAAGACTTTAGGGCTAGATCCGAAGTCTAGGTTAACTTTAGAGTATTTCAGTAATGGAAGTCAGGAAGAAGAGGATGAAATAGCAAAACTTTTAAAAATGAACTAATGAAACAAAATATTTACGAAACATTAACCTTTATCATAGTAGTTGGCATCATGATAACGGCTTTATCGGTGCCATTCTATTATTTATGGAATTGGTTGTTTGTTAAATTCTTTTGGTTTGATTATATCGACTATTTGGAGGCTATCGGATTTGTTAGCTTTTTATTTTTATTTCGATTTATTGCCATTGAAGTTAAAACGCCTAAATGAAATTTATTGAGGATGTTGTTTCGGGGAATTTAATATTAGGCAATTACGCAAGATTAGCCGTTCAAAGACATTTGAATGATTTGAAAAATAAAAAATGGGAATATGTTTACTCCGAAGCTCATGCTAACAGGGCTTTTGGTTTTATTTCTGCCCTTAGGCATACTAAAGGCGAATATGCTGGGCAACGGTTTAACATACAACCATTTCAAGAGTTTTTTATAAAAGTCCTGTTTGGATGGCAAAGAAAGGAAGGAGGTAGGCGATTCAGAAAGGCTTATCTGGAAATAGCAAGAAAGAACGGTAAAACAGAACTAGCGGCTGCCATTGCCGTTTATTGTTTTCTTTGTGATAACGAAACGGGTGCGGAGGTTTATACGGCTGCAACTACAAGGGATCAAGCTAGGATTGCATTTGATACGGCAAAGGTATTTCTAAAATCACTAAAGGTAGATTCACGCACTTTTAATAAATTAGTCAATGTACTAAAGTATAATTGCAACGTACCGTCAACTAATTCAAAATTTACCGCAGTTTCATCCGACGCTGATACATTAGACGGCTTAAATCCTCACTTTTCTTTAATTGACGAATATCACGCGGCAAAAACTTCTGACGTTGCGGAAGTAATGGAGACGGGTATGGGTTCCAGGACACAGCCATTACTCCTTATTACTACGACTGCAGGATTTAACCGAGAATCACCATGTTACCAGTTCCGAAAGGTAATGGTTGATATTCTTGAAAAGAGAAAAGTGGATGAATCTGTATTCCCTTTGTTGTTTTGCTTAGATGAAGGCGACGACTGGCAGGATAAAAAGAATTGGACAAAATCAAATCCTAACTTAGGCGTTACTCCGTACATTAGTTATATGGATGACCAATTTCAAAAAGCATTAAATGAAGGCGCTGCAAAGCAAATACAATTCATGACTAAGAATTTAAACGTATGGACAACTACCTCCAGTGTTTGGATATCCAATAGTTATATTGAGGCTACGAGATTAAAATTAGACGATGACGTACTTTATAATAAAAAGTGCTTCGCTGGATTAGACTTAGCATCCACTAGAGATATTGCAGCTTTAGTTCTTTGTTTTCCCGTACAACAGGGAATTGATAAGCCACATATAAAATCTTATTTCTTTTGTCCGGAAGATAACGTACGAGAAAGATCTCTTTCGGATGGCGTTAATTACATTCAATGGGCTCAAGATGGCGATATTGTTATGACAGACGGCAACGTTACCGACTACGACTTTATAAAAGCTAAAGTAATTGAATTAACGGCAAAGTATAAAATAGAGTGCATAGCTTTTGACCGATGGAATGCCTCGCAGTTAGTTATACAGCTTACAAATGATGGAGCAACTATGAAACCTTTTGGACAGGGATTTATTTCTATGTCTGCACCAACAAAAGAGGTGGAAAAGATGTTTTTATCAAGTGAAATAACACATGATGGAAATCCAGTAATGGAGTGGATGATGTCAAACGTTATGCTTAGATTTGATCCTGCAGGAAATATTAAAATAGATAAAGCAAAATCAACTGAAAAAGTGGATGGGCCTGTGGCGATGGTAATGGCATACGCTCAAATTATGGTAGAGGATAAACCAACTATTTACACCTCTGGTGAACGCCAACAAGGCTTATTAATGTTATAGAAATGTACCTAATTGACAAACTAAAAAATATCAATTATGGAAAAGTTAATGACTAAACAGGATTATGCGAAACAAGTCAGGCAAATTAATTCAATTGATGGATATTTCAATAGGTTTTATGAATTATCGGGAGAATGTAAAACCCATCAAGAAGCATGGATAAAACTAGAGGAAGAAAGGGATACTTTTGGACTTGATGAAAAATATAAAACCTATGAGAGTTTCAGAAAAGCAAAAAGCAATTATATGACAATTCGATTTGTTTAACCTGTTACCAAAAGTACATAACTTCATACTTATCTGATATATATTTGCCGCATGGGAATAATTAACTCCATGCGGTCTTTTTTTTCTAATACTCGTGCAAGTATAGAAAATCCATCTACTCCTTTAAACGGTGATACCTTAGGCGCGTTATTTCAGCGAGGTTCTACGGCTGGTGTAGCAGTCGATGAATATTCAATTATAGGTCTTCCTGCTTTTTATCGTGCTACTCAAATACTTGGAGGTGTCATTGCCTCTATTCCTTTTGATATTATCGAAAAACAGGACGATGGATTTATAAGGATAGCAAAGGATCATCCTAACTACAAAGTAATTGCAAGAGAGCCGTCTGATTTATATACCTCTCACACTTTTTATAAAACAATGGTGCTTCACTATTTGGCTCACGGTGCTTTTTACGCATCGATAAATAGAAATAGCATAACTACAAGAATAAACTCATTTACTATTCTCAATCCAACAAAAATGGAAATGAGTTACAATAGTAGGAATGAACTTGTATTTAAGAATAAAGAAAATAATAAAACATATAGGAGCGATAACATTATTTACATTCCCAATCTTGCATGGGATGGAGTTAAGGCTTTGTTAGTGCCAGACGTTCACCGTGATAATTTTGGGCTTGCTTTAGCTAATAGAAATTACGGTGCTAACTTTTACAAAAATGGTGCGCATTTAAACGGTGTTTTAAAACATCCTGGAAGATTAACTAACGAGGCATACGATAGATTAAAAGGTAGTTTTAACCGTGCTTTCGGTGGTAGTCAAAATGCTGGAGGTACTGCCATTTTAGAGGAAGGAATGGACTTCCAAAAAGTTGGGCTTAATCCTGCCGATGCAGCATTTAACGAAACTAAGAAGGCTACTATTTCCGATATAGCACGCATTACGGGTGTTCCGGGTGTTTTGCTCGAAGATATGGATAAAGCAACTTTTGGCAATATGGAACAGTTAAGCCAAATGTTTGTAAACTACACAATAATGCCTCTTTGCGAGACAATCGAATCAGAGTTTAATAGAAAGATATTTTTTGAAGTTGAAAAATATAAATTTAGCACTCGATTTAATTTAGATGGGTTACTTCGAGGTGACGTTGTAGCTAGATCTTCTTATTATACAACGATGCGAAATGTTTTAGCGATGTCACCTAATGAAATAAGAATTAAGGAGAACATGAATCCTTATCCTGGTGGAGATAGTTACGAATTGCCTTTAGCATCTAATATTAAAATAGAACCATCTACCGAAGGAATAGCACACGAGAAAGGTGAAAGTAGTATAGACATTGAAGACGATAACGAAGAAGAAATGAATGGTGAAGAAAATTCTAATGATTGATTTATGCCATACAGTAACTACCCTCAATCAGCTACTAATGCAGCAAAGAAAGCATTAAAGCACAAAGAAGAGAATGGCTCTAAATGTGGTACAAGTGTAGGTTGGACACGAGCAAGGCAATTATCAAACAAAGAAGCATTAAGTGAGGATGAGGTGATTAGAACATATAGCTTTTTAAGTCGTGCTAAAGTGTACGATCAAGGCAAATATCTTGATGAAGACGATAACGAAATATGCGGCTCAATCATGTATGACGCTTGGGGTGGTTCAACGATGTTACCTTGGGCGGAAAAGACTGCTAATAAAATAATGAACGAACGTTCAAAAGAAGAAACAATGGAAAAAAGAAGTATAAATTACGAGTTTAGGGCAATGCCAGAATCTCGAACAATAGTAGGCACTGCTACCGTGTTTAATTCTGCCTATGACATGGGTTGGTATGATGAAGAGATGAGCCAAGATGTATTTACTAACTCGGACATGAGCGATGTAGTAGCATTGTTTAATCATGATGCTAATATGGTTTTGGCAAGGACTAAATCCGGTACCTTAAAATTAAAGGTTACGGGTAATGCTATGGAATATGAATTTGAGGCACCAAACACTACTTTAGGTAATGACCTTTTAGAAATGGTTAAACGTGGCGATGTATATCAATCTTCATTTGCTTTTAGTGTTGAGGCAGAAGACTGGCAAGAAAGAGAGGGCATGAAACCTAAAAGAGTAATAAGAGGTATTAAAAAAGTATATGATGTTTCACCGGTAACTTATCCCGCTAACCCAGACACAATGGTAGCCAAAAGAAGCTACGAACAAACAACAGGAAAGATTGATGAAGAATTACAAGCTGTGATTGATATATCTGTTAAGTCAGAAATTAATATACAGAATGAGTTACGCAGGAACGCCCTGCATTTATTAAATTTAAAAACAAAATAATGAACTCTAAGCTATTGAGAGAAAAGCGGGCTTCCGATTATGCGATAATGGAAGACTTGCAAAAGAGAGCATCAGCCGAGGGACGTCTAATGAATGCCGAAGAATTGGCACAATGGGATGCTGCCGATGCTAACTTTAAAAACTATACGGAACAGATTTCAAGACTTGAAAGATGGAACGACATTAACGCTGAAGAAAGAGGCGTTAAAAACATTGATGACACTATAGCTGCATTGCCAACTGATAAAAGAGAGATTGTAAAATCTCCTGAATATCAAGTAGCATTCATGAAAGCTATTGCCAAAAGAGAGTTAAGTAGCAAAGACCAAACGTTACTTAAAGAGATGAGAGGAACGGCAACGATTACCACATCCGAAAGTGGCTTGGCTGGTGGTTACGTTATACCTTACCAATTCTCTTACGAGCTTGAAAAAACAATGGCTTATTATGGCCCAATGTTACAGGTGTCTCGTGTAATTACTACTCCTCAAGCGGGTACTTTGTACTACCCAAAAGTAAATGATACCGGAACAACTGGTTCATGGCATACTGAAGGCGGAGCGGTAACCGTTCAGGATATGACCTTTACAAGAGAAACTTTTGCAGCTCACGTTATTAATACATTGGTAAAGGTATCTGTAGAATGGGCAAACGATGAATTTGGTCTATTGAACACAGAATTACCTATTATGTTAGGTGAGCGTTTAGGTAGAGGATTAAACACAGCGTTTACTTCGGGTGATGGTTCTGGCAAACCTACAGGTTTTGCTGCCAATACTACACAAGGTGCGGTATCTGCAAGTCAAACAGCTTTCACTGCCTCAAACTTAGTTGACCTTATTCACTCAGTTGATATTGCTTACAGAAATAGTCCATCGGCTGCATTTATGATGAACGATACTATTTTAAGTGCGGTAAGAAAACTAAACTTAGATAATAGTAATACAACTTTATTCCAACCATCATTGAGAGACGGCATTCCGGATAGATTGTTAGGTTACAATTTCTATGTAAATAATGATTTAACTGCAACTCAGGCAACTGCTGCAAAGATTATTTATTTCGGTGATTGGTCTAAATACATTATTCGTCAAGTTTCTAACAATGTTTTAGTGCCATTACGCGAAAGGTTCATGGATGAGATGGAACTTGGATTTTTACTTTATGCGAGATATGACGGTAAACTTTTACAGACGGCTGCCATTAAGCACCTTGCTAACAAGTTGACCTAGTAAATAAAAATTGGGATGGGTAGTAATATCCATCCCTTCTTTAAAAAATGTACAATGGCTTGGAGAGTAACCACACAACCATCTTTAGAAGTTTGGACATTAAGCGAGGTAAAAAATTATTTGAAGGTAGATACTTCTGCCGATGATACTTTAATTACTACTTTGTTGCAGTCGGCTCGTGAAGTTGCTGAGAGGTATTTAAATCAGGCGTTAATTACCCAAACAATAACGGAAAAATTAGATAGGTTAAACAAGCCTATTATTTATTTATCCGTATCTCCAGTTATTTCGGTTACATCTTTTCAATACGCAGATAGCCAAAACACAACACAGACATACAATAGTAGTAATTACATTGTAGATAATTTTGAAAAACCTGCTAGACTTTCTTTAGCTTACGGCAAAACATGGCCAACACTTTACGGTAATATAAATGATGTTACTATAATTTATACGGCTGGCTATGGATCGGCTGCATCAAATGTACCGATGCAAATAAGACAGGCTATTTTAATGATGGTTGCGGATGCCTACGATAATAGAGAGGATTATGTAAAGAAATTACCAACGGCTTCGGAGTATTTACTTGATCAATATCGCGTACAAATATTATAATGAGATATAATAAAAAAGAAGAGATTGGGAAATTACGAGAAAGAATCATAGTGCAAAATGTTACTAGGGCTGCCAGCACTACTGGTTTTGGCGTTGAAACATGGGCTAATTTTGTAGAAGTTTGGGCGGTAATTGATTACAAAGGAATAAACAAAGAAGAAGTTGAGGGAGGCAAAATAACAGCCTTATCTCAAATCCGAGTTACTTGCAGAAATAGAACTGACATAAACGAGCAACAAAGAATAATTTGGATGAACAAATATTATCAAATCGAAAATATACAGATAAGTGCTGATAATATGTATTTGCATTTATTTTGTTCATTTGCTCAAAATTACGCGTAATGTCAATATCAAGAAGTAAATTAAATAGGCTTAGGGCGCTCGAAAATGAGACCCAAAAGAAAACAACTAAAGGAGGTAAACTCTTTAAAATGTACAACTTTGCGAAGTCCGTTACTGAACTTGATGACATGCTAAATAAGGTTACAAAAGAAAAAAGAAAAGAAATATCTGACGCAGCCGCTCCGATAGCATTAAAGGTTTATAAATCTTTTGTTCCACGTTCAAATAAACCACATAAGTTTTATTCTCGTGGAATGGAAAAAGGTAGCGGCCCTAAATATCACATTGAACCAGGTAACTTAAGACGTTCTATTCAAAACATTTCGGATAAAAAGTCATGGAAAGCTTTGTTAACATCTGTTGGTCCTTTATACAAAGACGCTGGCATAAATGTTAAGTTAGGTGGCGAAGATAAGACAGACGGCTTTTATGCGCACATGGTTTTTGGCAGTACAAAAGCATGGATTAGTAAAGTGAGAAACAAGGCAGAAAAGGGAAGCCAAAACGCGGTGATTAATAAAATGTCATCAATGGCATTAAAGTATATGAAGGAGTTTCCTCGTCAATTTTGGGAGTTATGATAGGTAAAGTAATATATGGTAGATTATCGACTGATACGGCTGTAACTAATATTTGCGGCTTATCTATTTATCCAGACATTGCGCCTCAAAATGTTCAATATCCTTTTATTGTTTATACTATAACAAACAGTACTCCTGTTGATTATAAAGACGGGCAAAGTAATTTAGAAGAAATTAATTTACAAGTTGATATATATACTAACAACTATGACACTACACAGACACTTGCAAATAATGTTCGTAATAGGTTAGATAGATTTGTAGGCACGGTAAATGGTGTATCGGTGCAAACAATTAATTATGTGAGTAGTGATTCTCAAGTTTATAACGCTGACTTAAATGTTTATTGGATGTCAGTTGATTTCATGGCAAAAATGAAAAGATAATATGAAACTAAGACTTTTAAAAGAATGGAATGGAAAAGAAGCTGGTAATACTGGCGTTTTTCTTTCTGAATATGGGGAACAAATGATTAAGGACGGCATAGCTGAATTACTTGATGATGATTTTGTAGTGGAAGATATGCCTAAAAAAGAGGAGGTAAAACAAGATCCTGTTTACATTCCAATTCCTGTTCCTGCAGAATATTTCCAAAGCGACGAAGAAGAAAATATTACTAAACCAAAAAATAAATAACCATGCCAACTACTGGAATTATAAACGGTACGTTAATGAGGCTTTATAAAGATGCCGTCGCTATTGGCTACGCTACATCTTGCCAAATGAACATTTCATCTGCTATGCGCGAAATTCTTACAAAGGATTCTGCTGCAGGAGGATGGAGAGAAGTAAAGAAAGGACAACTTTCGGGAACACTTTCTACGGAGGCGTTATATGCAGGCCCGGGCGATGCTTCAACAAATTATTTGTTTGATGATCTTTTTACCGACCTCGTGGCTGGCACTGCATTGACTATTAAGTTTACTACTGACGTGGTAGGCGATAATGTTTATACAATGAGTGCCATTTGTACATCATTAGACCTTAATGCTGGCGTGGAAGAGAATGTAAGCTATTCGGCTTCATTTGAAGTTACGGGAGCGATTGTGAAGACAACTAAAGCATAATTTTAAAAATTACCTAAAATGAAAACAATAAAAATAGCTAATGCGGACATTCCAATTAAATTTGGTATGTTCGTTTTAGGTACATTTTTAAGGGAAAGGAAACTAAAACTTAGTGACCTTTCCCAACTTGGCGAAGATCTTCTTTTAGCCCTTGAATTAGCTTTTGCAGGCGTTCAACAAGGGTACAAATCTAAAGGCGAAAAATGTCCTTACGATTTACAATCCTTTTGCGATTTGGTCGATACTGATATGGGTGGCATAACGCGAATAATGGAAATGATTTCAAACGAGATTTCACCTCCAGAAAATGATAGCGAAAAAAACGTAGTAGCGAAGGCGGAGAACTCAC